ATGTACTCATAATTTATTAAGGATTAGTTGTAGGTGGTACTGCTGGAGGCGTCTTCTTACCGCCTAACCCCCAGCTTGTCATTAAATTTTCATTTCCGGCAAGGCTTCCCAGTAAGGATGTCATCCCTCCTAGGCCTCCCCACATCATCTCGTTCCCCTGAGCCCTAGCAGCGCCTGCTCCCTGAAGCTCCATCATACCTAACTCTCTCTGCCTGTTAAGGTAGTCTTCCTCAATCTTCTGCTGCTGCTGAGTCTTCATCATCTCTATCTGCTGAAGGTCTGCCGCCTTCTTAGCCGCAATGTCTGCGTTGGCCATCTCGGACTGTTGCTGTATCGCAGGGATGCCGGCCAATGCCGCTGTAGTCCCCATATCCTGAAACGACTGCACCATGTTGGCCTCAGACTGGGCGTTCTTCGCCTCCTGTGCCGCATACGCCTCGTTGCCGATACGCATAGTGTCGTACATATTCTGAGCCTTAGGCGCATTTCTTAATTCTTGCATAGCCCTATCCTGAGCTATCTTAGCCTTGTGTGCCTGGTATGCACCTATTCCTGCCTGTGCTAATGATGCCACAGCTCCCGCTGCAGCTACTCCTGCTCCCATATTATATGATTTTTAATAATTCTGTGTGATTAGTATCGGCCTCTATAAAGCCGCAATTCTTTTGTGCCTGTATCATGCTTGAGTTCCTGAGGCTTGAGTATAGGTAAGTGTAACCCATCTCCTTGGCCATCTCTTCTATTGCCACAATCATCATCCGTATGGCCTGCTTCCTCATCTTGCCCCTAACGTCAGGGTTAGACACAGGGAACGTAAACCACGCAACAGAGGCGTTAGATATGGTGTACAGGAACCCTGCACAGATGTCTAAGTCTCCGTCGTGTATCATTATTCCGTCTGTAGATAAGAAGTCAAGCGGAGGAGTGCTCTCCCAGCCCCATGATGCCCACCATTCAGCCAGCTTGTCTATATCGCCTATAGTGAGTTTCCTACTTTGCATTTATGCAAATTTAAGGAAAACTCTTGAAAACATCCGTAGATACTGAAAAAATCTCAAAAGTCTCCCCTGGACTTATAGCTATTGACGCCTCCATAGACGTTCCTCGTAAACCGTTACTTTCGGCAAGGCTAGATCTCTTTACTAGCATCTTAGACCCTATCGGAGGCAATGGCAGTAAAACGCTGTCTAGGTAGTACTCGTGAGTAGTCCCTAGGTCTATGTATGCCGATATAAGGCCTAATTCTGTTATATCCGTTGACGTTGCGTAAGCTAAAGAATCTACGCCTATAGCAGGGACATACGCCCTATCTCCTGACATTATGGTGAACTTATTACCCGATATTGACAGAAGGACCCCGATGCCGTTCACAGAGTATGCGTATTTCATTTGGGATGAATCAGATATAATATTAAAGTAGTCTATGCCCTCCTTTCTCTCAAACTCGTTTGCGCTTATATGTCCTGTGTATACCTTCTCTGACAGGTTGGTGTTCAAGTTGGCACTAACCACTCCTTCTTGATACTTTCCGTCTACAGATAATGTCTTGAACATCTTTATCTCTGTAGGGGAGTCGTTGAAGTGGGTTATAAAGCTAGAAGATATATCCTGCCCATAAAACTTGTTACCAAACCCGTGCTTGTATATCTGCCCGTCCTTAAACGTGTATAGATAGTTGTTCATGCCTATCGCCATCTCAGGGTCGAATGAGTAGAATGATGGGAATCCGTCGTTTTGATATGCTACTGTGTATGCCATGTTATGCGCAAGAGTTTATTTCTATTACCTGTCCTATTCCGTCGATTAGTATGTACTTGTTTGTACTTGTCTTGTAGTACTGATAGCCACCGTTAAAGTAGTCCTTGCCGTATCCGTCAATGTAGATAATATCGTTCACCTTAGGGTCTCCAAGGGTTCCTACAAACCAGAAAGTCTGTTCACATCCCGACAACGCACAGGCCGCAGGTGATGTAGCGCTACCCTCGTCCGACATCTTGAACGGAGACAGTGTAGGAGGGTGGTTTACGTTTATAGTTATAGTCTGTGCGGTCGACGAGCCTACGCAGTTCTCTGCTATCACGCTGAACGTATAAGTTCCCGTAGGCAATTGCGCTATAGACAGTACTCCAGAGTTATCGATAGACGCCCCGAACGGAATGTATACCGAGTCTAATGTGTATGTGGCTCCTGTACATACAGGCGTAGTGCTAGAGACTATCTGTACATTCTGCCCTATACCTACCGTATCGTATATTACCGTTCCGGTTAAGTCTGTGTAGTTGTACTTGCCACCGTTATCCCCTCCAGATATTGTGTAGTTGTTGAAAGAGCTAGTCATCCTCCATGCCGACGGGTTGTGAGTAGCAGAAAGCTTCACCTGATGAGAAGAGCCTACAAATACCTCGTAAGTATTTGTGGTAACTACAGGCACTAAAGACTCTCCACACGTACAAGATAATACTTCTGTAACATATCCGTTGTCGTCTATCTTTATCACTACACTTGCTGCATGTATTTTGTAGTATTTATTGTCACCGTCCATTGGAGTAGTCCCTGTTGTGTAAACCACATCTCCTACGGATGGGTATGTATTAACCCCGTTGTGATACCTTGTAGCTGTAGGCGATGAGTAGCCACAGGCTGTGCTGTAAGATGTGCTGCCTGTCGTAACCATCGTAAATCCAGTAGTGGTAGGGCATGCGGACCCTATAGTTATACCTCCTGACAATGCGTCTTGTATGTCTACATTTACATCTAAATAATTTACTGTTCCGCTATACTTAACAAAGTGGTAGATATCGCTTGCAAATCCACTAGCTACAACATTGCCGTCGTATGTTGCGGTCATTACGGCTAAATCGTCACCAGTGTAATCGATATTTGTCTTGCCTATCGTTCCTGCGGTGTAGTTAAACCTTATATTTATAGGGTATAGAGACGTATCAAAATCAACCCTTACCGTGTCTCCGCAATTCATCTGATTCCTCATATCAAATGCTATATAGAAATAGCTTTTGTTTGATGCGTAAGACGCAGAGAATGTACCTTGATAGTAACCACTCATAGAGTCTGTCATAGTTATAAGCGTCCCTGTAGATACTACTTCCTCTCCGGTATCTATAGGAGTTGACGATGTCTTCCAGTACACCTTGTTGTTAAATCCACTTGGTATAAATGTTTTTACCAAATCTGTAACAGGATTGTACACCCTCACCGTTACAACTCCTCCCTCATTTGGAATAATTCCAGTCTGAGGCCTGCCAGATATGTATACACTGTCTCCGCAGGCCGATAGTGAGCTTTCTTGAACATTTCCGTTAGCCGCTACATAGTAATGAACGTTCTGCCCTGCATCAGCGTCTAATCCTAATATGAATATTTTTCCTGTTATCATGTAAGGGAATGCGTACTGTACAACAGGCACGTTTATAGTTTCTGCAGGAATTATTACGGGTTCGTCTATGTCGTTTACAACATACGAACTTGCGGCTATGGATACCACTATTGTGCCCTGCCTGTAAACGCCTGTTGTATTAGTTGCAAATGCAGGCTCATAGTCAAAATCTCCTGTCCCAGATATAGGAAGTCCAGTTATCCATACAGGCCCCGTAATGGTCCAATTTCCTTTTGTTCTAATTTCTATCATGGTGCTGTTATTGGCTCTTGAAATGGAACATATGTGTAAGCTTGTGTAGGAGTAGTGCCTCCTGTATTTACAACTGTGACAGAATTAGAACCTTTACTTCTGTCTGTCTCTCTAAGTACGTATCTCTTATAGTATGGATCGTACGCCCCTATCTTTATGGTATCAGGCTGTATCTTAAAGTTGTGGTTAAAGAACGACTTCATCCCATGGGTTGAAATATCAAACAATCCCTGGTTATTCAGCCTAAGTACAGCGCCTCTCTGGCTGTCTGTGAAGTACATATCGTCACCCCACTGAGCAAAGCTCTCAGGGTTGTTGCTTATACCAAACTGACCCTCGTAGGCTACCTGTGTACCTAGCACCTCTGGAATGCTTGAGATAGAACCTCCGCCCGCAGAGTCGCTCAATAGATTTTTGCCAAATAATACCTTCGACACCTTATCCTGCTGTAATACTACCAGGTCCGTATCCCTAGACTTTATCCTTTGTACAGAGCCAAACGACTTGTCTAGTTGCTTGAAGTTTCCGAGAGATAGGTTGAACTGGTTTAGGTTGTTAGACGGAGAGTCGTAGTTGTATGTTCCGCTATAGGTAACACCAGCATATACTGTCTCTTGCTTGTAGTTTTCTACAGGAGTAAACACTCTAGGCGACCACTCCATAGTCGGTGCGTTAAAGTCGTCCCTAATCCTGTTAGACTCTACACCGTTAGCAAACGCCCAGCAGTTGAACGATAAGTTGTAATTGGCCGCATATACGTTTGTCCACAAAGCTACAGTAGCGCCTTGTGTGGTAGATTGATTTCCAGACGGAACATTTCCACCGTGTACTTTATATGGTAGCCCTCCAGTTGGAGTTATGGTTAATATGCTCAAATTGTCTGTACACTCATGATATATAGGGCTTTCGTTCTGTTTAGGAACCGTCTCTAAGCATATAATATTTTTTTGCCAAACTATTTTGAATCTATTGCCTCCGTACATAATAAATTTTGAAGGCGATGTTGAAGTTGATAGATTTAAGTTCGTACTTATCATCATGTATATAGACGTTCCTGTAGGCGCTGTAGATCCATACGAACTTCCATTTTGAGCAGATATTACAGTAGCAGGATCCGACGATATAGTTACAAAATTTATTGTACCCATCCTAAAGAATACATTGTTAGACCCAGACTGAGATAGACTTCCGGAAGATGTGGCTGAACTCTGATAGAATAAGTTATATATTCCGTCTTCGTAAAACCATTCTTGTATATCTACATACTTTGTAGACGATACAAATGCCTGTGCATTTGTAGTTATATCGGTGTTTTGAGATTGCAATTGCTCCTTAAACTCTCCAAGCGTCACCTCGGCCCCTGCATTTATGGTCTGATCTGTTTGATTTGTAGGCATCAACAAAGACAACGGCTTTATTGGTATGCCCCATACTGTTGACCCATTAACTCCGCTATACACATTTAGCCTAAGAGTGTCTCCAGAGCCAAATGTTAATGAATTTGTTATTGTCAACTTTCCTATTATAGCTCCAGTAGCTGGATCTTTTATAGAAACAGGAATAGGTGTACCTCCAGTAGAATATACCTGAGGGATTGTACCGTTTACATAAGTAGATCCGTTAAATACTTTATAGTTTAAACTTTTTTGAGATCCTGTAGCCCCTGCGTATTCTATGATAAATCTATAGTCTTTTGACGGAGTCGCTGTTTTTGTATATGACGCTGCAGTCACAGGGACTATGGACGAAATTCCAGACGATGTATATTTAACAAGATACGACCAGTCCATGTTGTTTACGGTAGTCGATGTTACCCACGTTGGAGTTGATGGAGAGCTAGAGGGAACTACGGCTCCAAAGTAAAACGGGCTCCATGTATTGGTACTTGAGGTGGAAGATTGAGAATTGTATTGTATTTTCATGTACAATCCAGATACAGGGAATTGGGTATTAGAATCCTTATGAGATATCTCTATAACCTTCAACTCTTTTCCTAAAAGGTTTATTCCTCCATAGTCAGACTTTACCACTACATAATCTCCCTCAATAACCTTGTTTTTATCTGACGAGTTAAGCCTGAACCAAGCATACGCCCCGTCCTGAACGACACCTACAGGATATATGTTATAGTAATCCTCCCTGTTCTGCCGTATAGCTACCCTATACTTTGTCGCCCATGATGGCGGATAGTGATTAACTGCTATTTTAAGATAGTTTCGTTTACCAGCACTTGACGCAGGAACGTGAACAGAGCTATTAGACGACGTAACAACCGTAGACGACCTACCATAGTCGTCAAGGTACAAAAACCCTATCTGATAGTCCCTGTTAGTTTTAAACGAAGCCTCCGGAATCGATGGATTTGAAAATGCCTCAGACACATAACTTACCGTATAGTTTGGAACTATCGTAGAGTTCCACGAATCTTTTAAGTCGTAATACTGAGTGTAGTTTCCGTAGATAAGCCTGCTCCCTATAATGTCCTGAGCAAGCGCCTTTAGCGGAACATTGTCAAACAGCCTAGTAAGTTGGCTAGACGGAAGTGTTGTGTAAATCTTGCTGTTATCAAACGACTTATATGTCCAAGTGGAATCATTTGGAACTATAGACGTAGACCCAACTATAGGGTGCAGCTTGTTAATTGTATCTGCTATGTATATGTTCGCAAATTCGGAATCTTTAAACAATATCTGTATATCTGTAACCCTTTTGCTTCCTGTAGCTACTGTTATATTGCACGAGTTGAACTGATTAAGCATACCGTTGTTAGAACCTGTGTATGCGTTATAGGAGAATGTTGACGGTCTGAATGCGACCTGGCTAAATGGCGCCATAGAGCTCCACCTTCCGTCTCTGTATTTGTATCTGTAAGAGAAGTACAGGAACCTATCTTTCATGTAATTCTTAGACGTCCCGTCGTTGCCTAAAGTAATAACAGGAGACGTTACCGGAGGTTTTACTATTACAGTTATATCGTCCTGATCCCACGCAGTACCAGAGCCAACACCTAATCCATTCCAAGATCCACATAAAGCAACCTCTAACATTCTTGGAGGATTTAAATTGTCCGTCCAGAATAAAAAACCGTTAAAGAAGTTGGCGGTTATAAGATTAGTAGTTCTAAAGTTGAGATATCTTGTGGCCGGTGACGCAGGCTTTGGCGCCCTGAGTATATATCTAAGGCTTCCTACATATCCCTGAATAGATGTAACAGAAGATATATTTGGCGTATCTATGTACTGAACAATTAAATCTTCGTTATCAGACGTAATGAAGAAGTATATGCTATTAGTCGCAGGATCTGTACACGCTCCTATGCATGATGCATTTACCAAAGCTGCCAGGGATTGGCTTTTTACGACCAAGGGTAAGTCTGCTGTGTTTATAGGCTGAACATTCCCTAGCGTATTCTTTATTAGACCCGAACCTGCCTGACCAACAGCCCCTAAGGGATTTCCGTTAGTATCGGATATCTCGACGTCAGAGATTGGATTAATAACCTCTATATTCATCGCATATCCGTACTGATTCTTCGGAAGTAACCTTGCGCTGATATCAAGGTTCATCTTGCTATCTAGGAATGTATTTGTCAGTTTCATTATTTAATCCATTTATCCTTGCCTCTCATAGTCATAAGAAGCCTTCCTGGGTGCATATTGCTCATTCGTATCTTAGCGTTCCTTAGGTTCGCCATCTTATCTTTTCTCGCCCTAAGTACAGCGTACTCAGGCACGTTAGACTTAGAGTTCAGTATAGCCCACCTAATGTAAGTGTACAGATACTCCTCTGCCATCTTGTTGACCATTATCATGTCGTCGTCATCAGCGAGTCCGTCAGATATATATTCTATCACGACATTCTTGCCAGACGCTCCTGAAGAAAAGTCTATAACGCCTGACGCCTTGTTAACACGGAACGTAGGGGCGTTTGTAGCCTCTGCCGTGTTCAGTCCGTACCTTACCCAGTTCTGTGGGAAATACCATTGGTCATTGATGAACCATCCCCAGTAGTCTAACGGGCTCCACTCCAACGGCAAGTTGTTAAGAGCTTCCTGCGTCAACAGAGACTCGACCTCTATCGAGTCGCCATTAGAGTCAAATATAACATTGCCCGAACTATCCTCTGCCACAGAGTACGCCCTGTTAGGTCTAGGAGCCTCGAACATCTGAACAAGCGTTCCATTTATGTCCATGTACATCTTAACGTACGACACAAAGTCCGGAGGCATAATAACCTTTAGGTTTTCTCCCACCTTAGTCTCGTAGTTTCTTGTCTCTCTAGCCGCATCGTAATACAGCTCCTGTATGCCACGTTTTGCGTGGAACACTATGGTGTACCTGTTAGTATTGTGAGCCACGAGAGAGTCGTCACCGACGTACATAAGGATAAAGTTGTTCACTATATCCTTTAGCGTAACGTACTGGTAGCTTCCCTCGTTCCCGTTGTAGTATTGTTGATCTGTCATTATTGTTGTTGCTGCTGTCTAACCTGTTCTTGATTTGATGCGTACTGTACAACCTCTGCCTCCCTTATCTGAACGCCTGAGTACTCTAATATCTTAACGACTATCTTGTAAAACTCAGACTCTGATATCTCAAAGTCCTGATACAAAGGATCCGATCCGTTGAATACAGGGATTTCAACAGACATTTCAAACGTCCAGTTCGGAGTCTTAGGATACCTGATGTAGTATAGCTCTATCGGTGTCGATATGGTCGTAGGGTATACGTTGATATGGTTACCGTGCATTACATAGTACGGATACCTAGCCGTTGGCGCTGTCAGGTTGGAGTTAAGAAGATAGTTTAGCTTCTGCTGCTCCACGTGCTGGACCTCGTTGCCGTTATAGTACACAACATTTACGAGATACCAATCATTAGGCAGGTTGTACGTTGTACTTGCAAGAGAAGTAGGCATAGATATTGCCGCTGCAGTGTATCCTGTCCCTGGGTTTGTTATAGACACCGACGATACATTTCCAAGGGCGTCTATTGTATATGTAGCAGCTGCGGACGCTCCGTTACCTGTAATAACTAAGCTTCCTGTTGTGCTTGCAGGGTATCCGCCACCAGAGTTTGTTATAGTTATTCCTACTATGGCTCCGGAAGCTATTGACGCTACGAACGTCGCAGGCTCTACGGACTTGGATATCAACACGTTAGACGTGAAGTAGTCTATCGCCTGGTCCATCTGCTTAACTAGGTCGGCATAACCTTCGTTGATCTGTCCGGCCTTTAGCCTGTTTACATACTTGTTGTAACGCTCAAAGTACTCCTCAAATATCTCTAACTGAGCCATATTTGCGTACTTATTGAACTCATCAGGAGTAATATAACCGTTGTTGTCCTTGTTTAGGATGTACAACACCGCCTGCCTTACGTCGTCTATCATAGTCACAAAGGTACAAAAAAAACCCCTCTAAAGAGAGGGGCTTTAAGTTAGACTTGGTTAGTTGTTATGCAAGCGTTACCGATGATAACACCGCCCCATTTGTTAAAGTCATTGGTGTAACTTGATCTAGCATTTTAACATTAGTTGACAAAGACAATGCAGAAATTAAATTATTCCTTTGATCAATTGCCGCACTTGCAGATAATGCTGTTTTAAATACAAGAGTTGCAGATTTGTAAGCACCTCCATTAAATAGAACTGTAATAGAGCTTGTTCCTGCAGCACCTCCAGCCACATCAGGTAACACTCCAGTAACTATATCAGAATTGATAATAAACGGAGGCCATGTTACAGTAAGCACAACCGTTGATGCACTTGTATAGCCAGATCCTCCACTAACAACAGTGTAGCTTGCTACTGCATTTGAAGTCAAAACAGGCACAATTATAGCGCCAGAACCCTTGCCGTCAGTGCTAGTTACTACAATTATAGGAGCTGTTGTTAATCCAACGCCTGCGGTTCCAACTGCCACTGCTGTTATAGCTCCAGAGCTATCTACAGTAGCTGCTCCAGGAATTGGAAGAGTGGTTGCTGCTCCTTGAAAAGGTATAGATACGAATTTTCCCATTTTTTTTATTTTTTTACAAAGTTATGTTATTTTGTTTGTTTTTCTATCATCTTCAAAACTTCAATACCGTCATCTGTCTTCAAGAATGCGACAAGTGCAGATACAGCCTCTTCTCCAAACGGAATCGATATCAGCTTCTTTTTGTTATTCGGTAGGTTATAGTATATATCCCTTCCGCTGTTCTTTGTAACAAACAATCCGCTAGATAACGCCTTCCCTGCAGTGCTATATAATTTAAGCTGTGGGTCGTCAACCGCCTCTAAGAACTCTGATGGATTGTTCCTGGCGTATACCAAGATATCCCTCTTAACCTCGTCTGAAGTCATTTTGTCTACATTGGTGTCCGTCATAACCCTTAACACAGCTTCTGCCGTATCAATATCAAGACCTCTAGCCATAACAAGGGCATCAACCTCCATGTTAAGATTTTTAATCTCATCCTTTGCCATTTTCTCAAAGTCAAGCTCCTTGAATATAGGACCATTCCCTGGATGCATTTCAAGGAATCTCTGAAGGACTGGATTCGTCTTTGGAACCTCTAAAACTCCGTCAGTAAATGTAACGTGCTCTAATATTGCGTTACCGTCCTGCTCGTCCTCAAAAGGACTCTTCTGGTTTCTTGCGTACCTAAGCGCCCTGTTAACCCCCTTCTCTTCGTCAAACCACAAAAGTGGACTGTTTCTTGTATGTCTTGATGCCAGCATAAATGCTATTGGCGTTGCGTCGCTTGTTAAAACGTACGTCTTGTCTTTTAATTCTTGTTTCATTTTATTTGATTTTAAAGATGATAAAGTAGGGGCCGAAGCCCCTACTCATTTTTTTCTAGTTCTTGAATAAGAAGAAGTTGTTAGCACCGAGTACACACAGCGCACGCTCTGACAAGAAGTTAACCTTCATGTAGTCAGCATCGCTTGTTGCGGCACCACCAGCACCTCCTGTAATCCAGGTCTTGTAACGACGATCTTCTGTCTCGCTTGCACGGTAGCGAACGTGTAAGAACGGACGCTTTGCGTTTTTACCGAGAACCTGATCATATACGTTAGTAGAACCAGCAGGAACCATTACTCCGTTTATTCCACCGGCAGTGATGTCACCACGCAATGTAGCGTCGTTTAAGTACTTCCAGTCTGTCTTGTAGAAATCGTATCCACGACGGAACCCTGTGAATCCTAAGTTCAATGCCATCTCCTTGTCATTATCGAACAATCCGTAGCTAGTACCATTAGCACCGTAGCTGTTTTGTGCGGCTAACATATCATCGATATCAAAACTGAATTGACGGTTTAAGAAGATTGCATTCTCTTGAATTGCACCTTGCTTGTCTAAACGCTGAATAATTGCATCAAAGTCGCTTAACGTGCTTGGGTTTCCACCATTCCACACGTTACCACGATTTTCAACTTCATAGAATAAACCCTTAGTACCAGCAGATGTTGTACCTGAAGAACCTCCAGTTATTTGACTTGTACTTGGAGACAATTCAGCCAAAGCTCCTGATCCAGCGGCTGCAGGGACACCCTCTACCATTGACATTTCAAGATAATCTTCAAAGCGAAGACGAGTCTCGTGCTCTGACTTGATATACCACAAATATCCTGTAGCTCCGTTCTCTGTAGTAACTTCTACCCATCCAATTTGAGCCATGTCAGAACCAGATACTTGATAGTTGTCTTTAATGATAATAGGCTTGTTATCAAAGAAGTTATCTTGAGCTTCTAAAGAGCCGAGCATTCCTGAAGATCCTTTTTTAAATTCAGATCCGTAAACAAAAGCTACAATATCTGTAGTAGTTGTAATTGTAAACTGATCTACAGTGTAGTAAGCAACCGTAAAAGTACCTGCACTTGTACCCTCTGTTCCAATAGATACATCTGTTATTAAACCTTTGAGAGATTTTGACGCAGACGCTGAAGATAAAAACACAGTTTGACCAATCCTAAAGCTACAAGCCTTTGTGCCACTAAGTGTAAAAACCTGAACTTTATTTGCAGTTGTAGTAGACGAACAAGTAACTGATGTGTACTTAGTATGAAGACGACCTTGCTCTGACCATTTAATCATGTCTGAGTTAGTCGGCATCTCTGCGCCTACCATTCGTAAGAATGATGCGATAGAGCGGTTACCGTAGCGCTCAAATTCTTTTTCATAAGTATCCGGTAAATACTGATTCAAGAAATTAAAATCCTTGATGTAATTGGTCTCTGATGCGACCCTGACTGATGATGGGGTTAATCCATATGTAGGAGTACCCGATAATGATCCTGCCATTTTTTAATGTTTTTGTTTGTTAACGATTTTTATTACTTCTGATTCGGAGCCCAGATCCAAAAGAATCGTCCACCGCAGTAACCTTAAATCCACCCTTGCTTATTGACTCTGCCGCACTTCTTACACCTCCCATGTCTATATTTTTAATGGCTCGTGTCGAGTTTGAGACTTCGTCTGCACGCCCTTGATCGTAGAAATACTTTGCAAATGCGTCTGGGTTTGTGGCTACTGCCAATGCTTTGTGATACTTCTCTGCATCCCTCAGGTAGCCTTTGTCGTCTAGGTGCGTAGAGATGAAGTTGTTCACATTCATCTGAAAGTCCCTGACTTTATCGACTTCTCCTGGCTTGTAAATCACTTCCTTACCGTCAACATTAAACCCAAAACCTTTGAAGTCTTTGTTGAACAACTCGTTAGTTTTATTTACGAAGTACTCGGACTGCTTCGTTGCAACCTCTTCCGCTTGGCTGCGCTCCTTTATATTCCTCTTGTAAGCCTCGTAGTCTTCGTCGCCAGTCCTATCAGACCCCCTTGACTCAAGTGGGATCTTGTATTGATCCTTCTGGTTATTAAAGAACTTCACGGCCTCTGAAAGGTCTTTTTTCATTGCTATCCTCTTAGCCTTCACTTCCCTCTCGTCGTCAAACTCCTCGTCAAAGGAGTACTTGGACTCAATCTCAAATGCAATATCCTCTGCATCTAAGTCGGGGTTGTTCATCGCCATGTATTCAGATAGCACCTTTATCGGATCTTCCTTCTCAAAGTCTCTGTTAATCTTGATGAAGTCCTCGATCCCTCGACCGGTATCCTTCTTGAATTTCAGAAACGATGATACATCTTCTGGAAGATCCTCATTGCTCTGCGTCTGAGAAAAAATCTCGTCAACAGAGTTGATGTCTTTGTTGTATCTATTCCGTATGTATGAAAGAACTACACTCTCGTCTGGCTCTTGTGCCGCCACCGGTTCGGGTTGTACTTCCGGTTCTGGGGTAGGGGCAGGAGCCTCTTGCTGTTGTTGGTGTTTCTCTAGGAGTTCGTTCTCAACTTCTTGGACAGACTTCTCCTCGTGATGCACCTCTCTTACTGTTATACTCATTTGATTTAATTTAAGCAAATTTATGAAACATTAACGAAATAGCCTAACGTGGCTCAAACTCGTTAAGTGCAAATCCGTCCAGGCTGTCTTCGTTTGACTCAAAATCCATCGACGGTAAATCTTTTTTACGCTGCTCTATCATCTTAGACTGCTGAGTAGCTTGTATCTTGGTTCTGTTATCTTTAGCGTCTTCCTTCTGCTTGTCTCTCTGCGTCAGGATGCTCATCTCTGTTTGCTTGAGCTGCATCTGCATCTCAAACTCCTTCTGCATCAGCTCTAGCTTAAGTGCCGCCTCCTGCTTCATTTTCTCCATCTCCATAGACATCTGAGACTGAGCAATCTGCATCTTAATCTGACCTTCGGCCTGAATCGCTTGCATCTTAGACTGTGCTGCCGCTTGGCTAGACTGTACGTTACTCTGAGTCTGCATCTGCATCTTCTGTTGCTCTTCTTGCATCCTCTTCTTGTCCCTATCCTTACGCTTCTTCTTCAATAGCTCGTTAGCCATCTTCGTGTTCTTCATCTCACGAATATCGATAGCGTCCTCAAGGGTAATCTGATCTCCCCTAAGAGCCATCTGAATATTCTCCTCCAACTTGGCCTTCTCTTCCTCATCAGGAGATACCTCGATAAAGATTCCGAAGTCGTGTAGGTATAGATTCTTAACGTCCTCTAGTATGCCTATGGTGTACTTTCCTACCTGCATAGCGAACTCCTCACGGAAGTCCGAGTATTCCAACACGTCGGCAATACGACAAGACAAAGCCTCGGCCATCCTCTTGGTGATGAACAAGCTCGCCTGCATGATGTGCCTTGTGGCTGTATTCGAGTTAGCCGCTGCCAGCTTCTGTATACCTAGCGAGTTAGCGTCAGGTGTGGATGCGTCCCTTGCCTCGTTAAGGCCGGTGACGTCACGGATCATGTTAAGGTAGTGGTTGTACGTACTAACAAGGCTAGATATCTTAGCCTGTCCACTGTTAGAGTTAAGTTCCTGAATAGGTATACGACCATGGTTGAACTCACCGTCCTGCGTGAAGCTACGCCCTACGATACTACCCGTCTGGAAGTATAGCTTAAGCGCATCCTCTGGCGTGTAGGCGGCCCCTGTTCCAAGGTCTACCTCATTGATTCCGTCAGCGTCAAGATAAACACCGTCAGGGACCATCTTAGAAAGAACCTGCTGGAGCTTTAGGTGAGTCATCTGAATCAGGTCGGCAAACGTAATCATTCTCCTAACCAACGACTCGATTCCTCCCTTGTACATACGAGGCGCACAGGCGACATAGTTAGGCAATGCGTACTGACTAGCAGACTGAGGCCTTACCATGTTCTTAGATAGGTCCCACTTAAGCAAGTAAGAACTACCCATAACCATGATACCTTCGTACCATACGTCTATCCTCTTCTCGACTCTTTCAAATTTATCGTTCGGCTCAGGGTTGAAGCTTTCATCC